GTTTGTCGCGTCGTCGGACAGCGCGGGCAACTGGACGGTGATTGCCTACCAGAAGGCCAGCGGACAAGCTGTTGTGTCATCTGGTGGCGGTGGCTCGCCGTCGCAGCCGCAGGGCCGGATCACACTGACGACCGCGACGCCAGTGCTAACGTCGACCGTGAGCGGGGCGGCGACGGTGTATTACACGCCGCATATCGGCCAATACGTCCCGCTGTACAATGGGTCGACGTGGACCATGACAGATATCGGCGGCGAGCTGAGCCAGGCCACGACAGATGCCACTAAATCACCGGCCGCGTGCGCGACGAACAGCAATTATGACTTGTTCGTGTGGTTGGACGGCAGCACGTACCGGTGCACGCGTGGTCCCGCGTGGACGTCGGACACGGCGCGCGGCGCGGGTGCCGGCACGACCGAGCTTCAGATGCTCAATGGAATCTGGACCAACAAAAACGCAGTAACGAACGGGCCGGCGGCCAATCGCGGTACGTACGTCGGGACGATCCGCACAAACGGATCAAGTCTAGTTGATTGCATTATGCCGACCGCGAGCGCGAACGGCGGCACTGCGGGCGTAATCGGTATTTGGAACGCCTATAGCCGCTCCGGTTGGACGGCAATGAATTTGGATTCCACGGACTCTTGGAGTTACACGACCGGCTCGTGGCGGCAATCCAACAACTCCGCCAACATGCAAACGTCATGGATCACAGGCATCGCGGGCGACACGACGCTTGCTGTCGGCAACTGTTGGTGTACTGGGTCGGGCAACGGTCGTCTTGGAATTGGGTTTGACACGGTATCTGCCCCGAGCGGCATCACCACTGCCGCAGTCGGACAAACCGGGAGCATCGTCGGCTCGACGACACTGCCAATGCGCGCGCCGATCGGCTGGCATTACTTCGCCTTGCTGGAATATGGCACCACGTCGCTGGTCTTCTACGGCGACAACGGGACGTTCGCATCGTCCGCCGTTCAATCTGGGCTCATCGTCAGCGGGACGTTCTAATGGCTCTCACAGAAGCGATTGAAATTGTATGCCCCATTCACGGCGTTGCGATCGGCAGTCGCAACGACAGAAGGACGTGGCGCATCGACTACAAGCCGGAAGCGACGGAACAGCAAAAAGCCGCTGCGCAAGCGGTCTTGCTTGCGTTCGACATCGACGCCCCGACTGCGGCCATGGTCGATGCCGAACGCGACCGGCGGCTGAATGCGTTTGCGTTCGGCGGTCGCCGATATGATTTTGACCCGGACAGTCAAACCAACATGACGGGAGCCGGCACGCTGGCGCTGGCCGCGATCATCTCGGGCAAACAGCCGGGTGATCTCAGATGGGCGGACCCAGATCGCGACTTCGGCTGGATCGCTGCCGACAACACTTTGGTGGCCATGGATGCGCAAACGACGATGGCGTTTGCGCAGGCGGCCGCGCACTGGAAATCGTCGCACATCATGATCGGGCGCGCGCTCAAAGACGCAACCCCAATTCCTGCGGATTTTGCAAATGACGCACATTGGCCTGCACCGTGACGTCAAGGCCGCCGCGTTTGTCGATGACCTATCCCGAACCGCCGAGGAAATGCGGCGCAAGCAGCAGGCGGCCGAGGACGTGTCCGGCGACGTGCGGGAGCAGGTCAACATGCAGGGACGCGCGCTCGTTGCCATGGGGGATGAGATCATCAAGCTCAAGGCTGCGCTCGGCGCGCTGGCGCGGGAGGCGTCGAAATGAAAATTTCATCTCGTGGCCTCGACATGATCAAAGAATTCGAGGGCTATCACCGCGCGCTGCCGGACGGCTCGTGCATCCCATACCGTTGCCCGGCTGGCGTCCTGACGATCGGCTACGGCTGCACCGAAAGCGTGCGGGAAGGCATGCGCTGGACCAAGGCGGACGCCGAGGCGCGCTTGCTCGGCGAACTGGAGAAGCACGAGGCCGCCGTCCAGCGCTACTCGACGACGGACCTCAACCAGAACCAGTTCGATGCGCTGGTGTCGTTTTCCTACAACCTCGGCACCGAGGCGTTGCGGCAATCGACGCTGCTCAAGAAGGTCAACGCGGGTCAGTGGGAGGCGGCGGGCCAGGAGTTCGGGCGCTGGACCAAGGCTGCTGGCAAGGTGCTCCCCGGCCTCGTGGCGCGTCGCGGCAAAGAGGCGGCGCTGTTCCTAGAGCCGATTTCGGCGGCGATCGAGCCTGAGATGCCGCAGAAGCTGGACCAGCCGGCGGACACCACACCGAACCCTCTCCACAAGTCCGGAACGATCTGGGGGGCGATCACGGCGGCCTTCGCCACGCTCATCCACTACCTCGACGAAGGCACGAAAGCCGTCATTGAGTGGGTCGGCGCGATCGGCGATCTGGAGCCAGTTCGCGAAACCGCGATGAAGATCGGCGGCAACGCCAAGGCGATCGGCCTTGGGCTCACGGTTGCCGGGATTGGCATCGTCGTGTCCCGCCGCGTGAAGGCCCACAATGAGGGTAAGGCAGGCTGATCATGGGATTTCTGCTGGCCGGTCTCGGTCAATACGGGCTCATCGCGGCATTGATCGCGGGGCTTCTGGTGACTGTTGCAACGTGGCGTACCGTGGACGTGTCCAAACAACGGGCCATCGGCGCACAAGCGGCTGTGGCCAAGATCGAGGCGAAAACCAATGAAGCTCTCAACGCTGGCCGCGCGGCTGCCGAAAAGTCTCGCGCTGCTCCCGTGCCTGTTCCTCGGCGCATGTCAAAGCCCGCCCCAGGCTACGCCGATTGACCAGATGAAGTTGATCCGGGAATTGCCACGGGTGAAGAATAGCGCGGCGGCCCCGTGCCGGCTGCAGAAGGAAATTGCGGAACAGCAGAGCTACCTCGCCGCCGTCGAGGCCGCGGCCGCGGGCAAGAGCAAGCCTCCCGTCATCGTCGCGCAATGCGGAGCCGATAAGCCGAAGGCGACCTCATGAATGCCTCAACGCCCACACGAATTGCTGATGGAATCGTTCTCGCTCGAAACCGATCGGCGCTTGACGCGGATCGAGGTGCACCAGGAGCACCGGGAGGAGAGCAACGAGACCTACAAGGAGCGGGCCGACAAGCGCCTCGACGCAATCGAGAAGCGCATGTCGCTTCACGAGCGGGCTATCCTGGCCATCGCGGGCATCCTTCAAGTGATCTTGCAAGACAAGTATCCCAAGCTCGCCGCGATCTTGAAGGGGCTGCTGTGAGCCCGCAATTCAATGTCGGCTTGGCGGTGATTGCGGCGATGGCACTCGGCTCGCTGCTGTATCATCTGGTGTTTTGAAGCGGCGACTTTCGCGGCTCACTCATGCGGATGGTCGCCGCGATTGTCTTGACCAGCAGGTCACGCGCCTCAATAATCGACCCCGCCTTGTTCGGGCCGGTCCAGTACAATGAAGGAGGCTCTGGCCATGGTAGCGTCGACAAGTATTTATCAAGCGCTCTGACCACGCACTCGGCTGTCATTGCTGCATCGTCGTCTTTCATCACGCCGCCTCCACCATTGCCTCGTCTACGCGCTGTTCGAAAGTCCTACCGAACATCTCCACGTCGATTACCACCTTGCCGGCCTCCAGCCGCTTGAACAAGACTGAGAGTTCGGCGCGCGCCCCGCGCTTCATGCGCAAGGCTTGCCCCGGCGTGAACCGCTCCGGTTCGGCCTCGACTTCCGCCAGCACCCGCATGGCGTGAAGCTCTGCTGATGTGACGGTGGCATATCGATCACCGATGCGCATCACGCCGACGACAGCGGGCATCAACTCCCTGACGTAGTCCCATTGGTCGAAAATCTTGGCGTCGGCGAAGGCGTAGCAGGGGAGAACGGCGCGCGTCTCCTTGGATTTCTTGCCATTCCGCACCACGCGCACAGTCTGCTCAGGCGCTCGCGCATCGATGCCGAGGCGCACAAGCGCCTCCCGTACTACGATCTCGGATCGATACCGCACGCGGAGGGCGTACCACATCAAGCACCGCCTTTCTGAGCCATTGCGCGTTGCCACGGGAACAACACGGCCTGCTCTTTCCCGTAGAACGCCTCCAGCATCATCTTTTCTTGATGCTTGCGGAGGTTGGCGGCGGCCTTGCGCATCATCGCGTCCGTTTCGGCCTCCAGCGCCTGGCGCCAATCGGCGTCGGACATCTGCGTGATGATGCCCGTGCCGGTATCCACACTGTACATCGGCGGCTTTGCCTGACACGCGACGAACGTCGCGATCTCCTCATCGAGTGAGGAGGCGTGTATTGCCTGATCCCGCTCGATGCGGGCCATGATGCGGTCTCTGAATTGGTCGGGGCTCATGTCATCCCTCCTGTTGCAGCAGCCAGCACCCGACGGCGACCATTCCAACCGGCCCCATCATGTGCGTAAACGATATCCACCCGGCGCCCGCCGTCAGGAAGATGAGCACGGCGCCGACGATGACCTCAGCCGCGCCTATGGCTTCGGTCCAGGTCATGCTGTCCTGTTCTTCCGGTATCCGGCTTCCTTGCGGTCGGCCGCTTTCTTCGCTCCGATGCGCTTAGACACGTCGCGGTAAGCCTTCGCAGGCTCGACGCGAGTCCTGCCGCCTTTGGTGGCGAGCTTTGCTTTGCCGATGGATTTGGTTGCCATGTGCTTATCCCTTGCGCTTGAGCCGTTGATAGATTGACTCGGCTTCTTTTATCAGTTGCGACTCTGATTTAGACCTGTCCGATACGACGTGCATTCCGCGCTCGCTGATTTCCAAAATCGGCGGACTGTCAGGGTACTGGCGTTCTTCCAGCAGTCCCAAATCAAGCAGCGTAGCGATGTCGCTATCACTGGCTTGCGCCATGACCAGGCCACGCCCAACGGCGGTGATGCCGTCTTCCGTCAATCTTCCAAAAAGCGCATAGGCACTAGCTAAATCTGTCTCTGCCATTTCAGCCACCTTTCTTCGCGATCTTGAGGAGAACGAGGTATCCGATCAGGTCTGTGATCGTGTCTTCGCCCGCGTCTCGCCCGCGCATAAGCCGAGACAACTTGTCGTCGATGCGGACCTTGATTTGCTCGACCGCATCGGCCTTGGAGAAGCATCGCAGCGGGTCGAGCGCGCTGTTGCCGTAGGCGAGGTTTTTCGAGATCAGCATCGAGGCGATCTCGCCGCAGACTATCTCAACCTGCTGCGCAAATGCGCTCACAGCGTCGCCTGGAGCGGTTGTCTGCTGGAGTGTTAATGTAGCGGCCATCCCTCAAATCCTCTTAGAAGCCTGTGGGAACAAGGTTCGCGGGGCATTTGAAAGTCTCACACGGGGCGCTGATCGCCTTGATGCGCACGAACTGGCGGTTTGCCGTGCAATCGAGCAGGTCGCGCAGGTCGGAAACCTCAATCAGCACTTTCGTGTCATGCCGCTGCGCTTTCGCATGAGCGGCAACTACGGCTCGGTAGTAGTCCAGGCGTTCCGGCGTCACGATCACCCTCCGATCAAATCCGATATTCCCCATGGCGCTCCGATCTCAAGGGCAAGTTGCTTGGGCATTGCGGGCTGTTCCACGAACAAGTCCGGCTGGCGGTAAGCCTCCTCGATGCGCCGACAGGCGATGTCGAAGTACCGCTCTTCGATCTCGATCCCGATGAACTTCCGGCCGAGCTTCACACAGGCAACGCCTGTCGTGCCGGAGCCCATGAAAGGGTCGAGAATGGTGTGGCCTCGCGTTTTCTCAATGCACCACGCCATGAGCGGAACCGGCTTTTGCGTCGGGTGCTCGCGGGTCTTTGCCTCCGCCATCATTGACATATCGCGAAAGCAGTAGACGCCGTGACCTCGTGAAAACCAGGCCGTCTCGGCGTCCGATAGAAATGATCCGAATGCTGCGTCAAGGCGCTTAATCCAAATCAGACATGCGCCTTTAGGTAAGCGGTCCGGGAAGTTGTTCCAGCCCCAAATGATTTGCTCTCCACCCAGAAGAAATGGGCTTGGATCAAAATCCCGATCGTCCTCGTGTATCGGCGCCCCGTAGTCTTTGCCTGTCCCGCGGCGGGCACGGCTGGCTTGTTCTCCCCCGCTAAACCTTGTGCCATTCGTATTAAGCGAAATCCCATAGGGCGGGTCTGTCACCACGGCATCGACCTTCCCGACAGTCGGCAAAATTTCCCTGCAATCCCCCAGATAGAGCGTGCAGGCACCGATTGTCTCAATCCGGCTCATATCTCGCTCTCCAAAATCGAAACCTTCGGCAGTGTGATCGGCTGGCCCCGGGAGTCCGTGAGAGGCTTGCGGGGAGGGATTTCTCGCTCGGGAGGGGAAAAGCGCCGGGCAAGCAGCGCGCGGCGTTCCTCGGTCTCGATCCGCGCCTTCGAGCGCTTGACAGCTTTCCGCCAGTCCAGGCCTTGGCCGCGCTTGGTCAATTTTTGCCCCCGGACGCTACTTGCCCCCAATTGCGATCCAGGCGCCGACTACGCGCGAGCGCAGCATCCACGCTGCCGTGCTCGCGCGCGGCCGTCTCGCGCCACTCCGCGGCTAGGCGGTAGCGCTCATTCTGGGTCGACCAGTGGTCCATAAGGCTGCGATCCGGCATCAGATCGGAAACGTTCGAGTAGTTGGCCCCGGCCATGATCCGACGCTTGGCTGCATGGATGCAGTGCGTGCGCAGAATCGAGGAAAACCCCTCGGTCTCGGCCCGCTTCACCCAAGGGTGGCTATGGAAGTGTGCCGACCATTGCCCGCTGGCGATGATGCGCTTGCCGTGCAGTGGGTGTCCCGGCTTGACCTCGGCATCGCGTAGCCCGCACACGAACACCCTCGCCATGAAATCCGCCTTGTCCGGCGTCATCTGATCGATTTGCATCACGAGAGCCCCATTTCACGGGCGATCTGTTCGAGGTATTCCGAGCTGCCGGGGGCCGGGCCACGGCGCTGCGGGATCGTGATCGGCTTCGGGGTCGTGTGCCGGCCGTTGCCGTAGCCGCCATCATGGACTTTGGCGAAGCTCGACGGCTGGAGCAGGAATTCGAGATCGGCCCGCCAGCCGCGATCGTTCGTGCCGGTCAGGAAGCTCGATCGCTCGATGTTGGCCAGGGCCTTCGACCAGCCGTCCGAGCCGTAGTCGCGAAGCCGGGCGACGATCTTGCGCTTCCGGTCGGGGGTGAACTTTGCCGCCTGGGGCAAGCCGCAGCGAAGGGCGGTTGCGTTGTAGGCCTCGAAAGCTGTCAAAGCCTCGAAAGGGGTCGGACCCCCGCTAGGGGGTAAGGGGGTATCTTCTTTTTCTTTTAGTCCTAAATCATAGTCCTTAGTCGCGCGTAGAAAACATTGAGTTTTTTCGACGCGACTGGGGGGGTAACTAGGGGGGGTATCTTGGGTAGTTGCTGGGGTAGCAACTTGGTGGGTTACCCCTACGGGAACCTCATTATCTTCCCGCTCGCATCCCGGATCGGCTTCCCGATCGGGGCGTTCTTCGGCCTGGGCGGAATGCTTGGAATTGGCTTGCGCGGCTTTCTTACGCTCGATTTCGATCCGGTCGTTGCCGTAGCCGTTTTCATGGCGCTTGATCTTCCCCGACATCAAGAGTTGGCCCAAAACCTTGCGATATTGGTTGACGTTCATTCCGCCGAGCATCTTGGCGGCTTGACTGTCATCGAGCGGCACGCGCCGACCGGTCTCGCCGATGAACATGCATATGCGGATGTAAAGCCCTTCCTGCTCAATCGAGAGCCCGAGGCAGCCAGAGCGCCAAGCGGAAGGGTACATGCGGACGAATGCAGGGCCGCTCATGCCACGGCCTCCTGACGACGACGGAACGGGGAAAATCTAGCGCTTGCCTTGTCATCGCCGAATTTGTTGCGCATAGTACCTCCGTTCCTGAAGTCCGACCTTGTTTGAACCCCGCCGCGCAGGCCGCCCGGCGGGGTTCGCCGTTGAATGGTCCGGTGGACGCGCCGATTTGACGGTACGGGATTGACCTACCTGCTCCCGCATCGACGCTCTCTGCTGGACGCCACCGGTCGCCCAGGCGTGATGAGCAGGCAGGCAACTGAAACTCAGTCACATGGCTGGAGGCGTGGGACCGGTCGGCTGAAATCGCGCTGGAGAGTTGTCGCAAAATCGCCACCACGCCTCCGGCGATGGGGCCGGAGCACGCAAATCAACGCTACGGGACTGGAACCAAAAGGCCGGGCGCGCGTCAGGTCTGGGGCCGCGCGCCCGGAAGTTTCCGGCAGGAGATGTTGCCGGGTCTGGGAAACTTACGCTGCCGCGCAGGAGGCACGGCGCCGCTTGGGTGCCGACTGCGATGGGAACAGCATGGCCCAATCATCGTCCGACATGCCGAACACCTGCGGGTCGATGGTCTTCCCGCGGCGCCGACATTCGGCGATCATCTTCACGTGCCATCCTCTCGGGATGTATTCCCTGATCTTCCAATTGCTGACCGCCTCTTGGGTGATCCCAAGCTGGGCAGCGACGACGGACGGGCCGCCGAGGAACGTGATCAGGCCGTCGATGGTGTCGATTTCGTACATGACCGGTTGCATATCACGTCCTGTTATTTATCGCAAGCAGGGTGCCGTTATTCGCCGTGGATAACCCAATGTGATATGAGAGGCGAAGCTCGGAGGGCTCAATCCAAATGGCGTTGAAGATCGATCCCGAGGACACCGGAAAGTTGCAGGCGGATGTGGCGCGGCGCCTGATCCGAACGAGGTCCGCGTTGGGATTCGATCAACGGACGTTCGGAGAGCAGGCCGGGCTATCGCAGCCGCAATACAACCAATACGAGCAAAAGAGACTACTGACACTGCGCGCCGCCTTGCTACTGTGCGAACGCTACAACCTCACGCTCGACTGGATTTACCGGGGCGACCCGAGCGGTCTGCCCTATCGAATGGTCGAGGCGATCAACAAAGTGCGCACAGCGGCGTAAACCTACCTGGAGGATATGCGAATGTTGAAGATCGTTTCCGCAATAGGGTTGATAGTGGCTTGCGCCGGCACTGCAGCGGCTCAGACGCACGTGAACGGCTACACCACGAAGAACGGCACTTATGTTGCCCCACACGTTCGTTCGGCGCCGAACAGTACGCCGACGGACAACTACGGGGTGCGGCCGAACGTGAACCCGTACACCGGCCAAGCGGGCACCCGCGCGCCCACGCCGAGCTATGGCGTTCCGCCTCTTCCAAGCCCCTACGCGACGAAGTAGGCACCAGAGACACGGCTGCGACTTTTCAACGCCTCAATCACGGGGCGTTATTTTTTTGGGTTGACGTATCACGGATTGTTATTTACAACTCGCCTCATCACCGGGGCGCTGCAACGTCCTCCAATGCCGGGTTTGCCCACCCGGTTCGCTCACTCCCGCAGCGCCCCGGTGATCGGACAACAAGAGGCGGCATCAAATGGCAAAAGCACCGACACCACCCAAAGGCAGACCCGTCCTGGTCACTACCGAATATCGCGGCGTGTTTTTCGGTTACGCCGACGACACGTCAGGCGACACGATCAAGCTCAATCGGGCCCGTAATATCCCGTATTGGGATGCGTCGGTGAAAGGTTTCCTCGGCCTTGCTGAGAGGGGGCCAAGCAAAGCGTGCCGCGTCGGCCCCGCAGCGGACATCGAGCTTCGCAAAATCACTTGCGTTGCGGAATGCACGAAAGTCGCTGTCGAGGCATGGGAGTCGGCACCATGGCGGTCGTGATCCTGCGCGGTCAGATGCCGAGCCTCGCCGACGGCTACGGCTACGGCTACGGCTACGGCTACGGCTTCGGCGACGGCTACGGCTTCGGCTATGGCGACGGCCTCGGCTACGGCTCCAACTACGGCGACGGCTCCGGCGACGGCTACGGCTCCGGCTTCGGCTACGGCGTTGGCCGCTACGGCTACAGCTACAGCGACGGCTATGGCGACGGCTATGGCGACGGCGACGGCGACGGCTCCGGCCTCGGCTACGGCTTCGGCACCGACGACGGCTCCGACGACGGCTCCGACGACGGCTCCGGCCTCGGCCTCGGCCTCGGCTATGGCGACGGCTATGGCGACGGCTCAGGCTACGGCCTCGGCTATGGCGACGGCTATGGCGACGGCTCAGGCTACGGCAAGAAATAGAGGCGGCACACACACCATGTTCAACTTGGATTGGGAAATTGAGCTCCAGTTCGCAGGCAAGGTGATCGACGGCGCGTGTTTGTCGGGCAGATGCGAGGTGCTCGGCAACGGCGACATCACCGACATCTCGCTGAATGCAACCAAGGGGCCACGCGGCTTTGACATCGCCACATCGGTCGACGCTCTGGACCTCGGCGGCCCGGATTTCGAACGCACACTCGCGGCTCAGATCAAAGCCGACTACGCGCACGTGATCGCGGAGAAGTTCGAGGAATTCTACTCGCACATTCCGGCCACCCGATCCGATCGAAAGCTCAAGGAGGCGGTCTAACCCAACACCATCCCGGAGGGCTGGGATGGTCAGCGGAGCGGGTCGAGCGGGGTAAGGCCCGCTCCGCAATCTCTCATCACGTCAGCGAGTAGGCACCATGCAAACACAGTCAGTCATCACGACAGCCGAGTGGATCGACAACAATTGGGACGAAGCGCACGCGGCGCTGATGCGCCTTCGGGAATTTGAAACTCTGGAGCGCATGCACGAAGGCACGCGCCGAACGCTTCAACTCGCCTTGCGGATGCTGATCGCAGCATCCGAACGCGACGCCAGAATAAAGCCATCAGAGGAGCGAGTGCCGCGCAAGTTCGGCGCTAGTCCGCGCACGTTCCGAACGGCAGGAAAGATGCGGAGGCCTTGACGCCATGGATGAGCAGCAACTCGACGACTTTGCCGAAGCGGTCAAATCGATCTCATTCGGCGACGTGGTTGTCTCGATCATTGCGGCATCGCTGATCGCGGCCGGAATAATCCTGTTTTGAAACAACGAGTTTGCAGGCGGAGGGAGGGGTCGTTCCGGTCGGACGGCTAGGGTGTCAACCTTCCTCGGGCGATGTGAACCGGCACTCTGCAATTCAAAAGGACGCGGCACATGGAACAGGCGGCAAATGTCTCTCATCCACAAATTCATCGAGCGAACGGCGACGGCAGCGGCGTTGTGCCTGCTGGCAGCGGCGTGCTTCATTATGGGGGTGATACTGGCGGTAATGCTGTACGCGCTCCCAATGGGGGCGCGGTTGCTCGGCATGTAGCGCGGCTGCCGGGACAGGCAGCGAGCGAAGCCGCAGCGCTTATCTCGATGATCGAGCGCGCCGCCGCTGACCCTGGCATCGACATCGAGCGCATTGAACGAATGTTCGCGATGTATGAGAGGGCATCGGCGCGGAATGCGAGGGCGGCGTATGATGCCGCATTCGCAGCGATGCAGCCGGAGCTGCCTGAGATCGACAAGCGCGGAAAAATCATCATCAAGGAAAAGGGCACCGAGAGGATTATTCAAAGCACGCCCTATGCGTTGTGGGACGATACGAACCGGCTTATCAAGCCGATCTTGGCCAAGTACGGGTTTGGGATCTCGTTCCGCATCGCGCAAACAGAGTCGCGTCTGACAACGACAGCCATCCTTGCGCACTGTGACGGCCATCGTGAAGAGACGCCTTTTTCGTCTCCGATCGATTCCACCGGATCGAAAAACAACGTGCAGGGATGGGGATCGGCGCTTAGCTACGGCAAGCGCTACGCAGGCACCGCGATCCTCAACATCACGACCAAGGGTGAGGACGACGACGGGAAAGCCGCCGGGCAGGCGCTTGCCGAGTTCATCAGCGATGAGCAAGTCGCCGAGCTTCAGAAGCTCATCGCCGAGACGAAAACCGACATCACCAAGTTTCTCGAGTTCTGCAACTTCGAAAGCCTGTCGGATATCCCAGCGGCGCAATTCGCGAAGGCTCGCTCGATGCTCCTCGCAAAGAAGGGGAAGCGCTCGTGAAGGTCATCGATTGCGAGCAGGGCTCACCTGAATGGCATGCAGCCCGTGCCGGCCGCGTGACCTCCAGCCGCGTGGCCGACGTAGTACGCCAGACGAAGAACGGCCCATCAGCGATGCGCGAGACATATAAGGGCGAGTTGATCGCAGAGCGCCTATCCGGGTTCGTTGCAACCGACGGATACGTCTCGACGGCCATGCAGCGCGGGATCGAGACCGAGGACAAGGCCCGCGCCTATTACGGGTTCATCAACGACGTGCAGCCTGAGCGCGTCGGGTTCGTGCTGCATCCGACGATCGAAATGGCCGGGTGCTCGCCTGATCGCCTCGTGCTCGATGACGGTCTGATCGAGATCAAATGTCCGCATTCCAAGGAGCACATTCGCATGCTCAAGGGCGGCGCGATCGAAGCCGATTATGCCAAGCAAATCCAGTGGCAACTTGCCTGCACCGGCCGCGCGTGGTGCGACTTTATCAGCTACGATGACAGACTCCCCCCCGAGATGTGCATCAAGGTCATTCGCGTGCACCGCGACGTTGAAACGATAACGGCGTTGGAGTTGGCCGTCAGGCTGTTTCTTGCCGAGATCGAGAAAGAGGTCGCCGAACTTCGCAGCATGTTCAAGGTCGCCGCATGAGCCTCCCCAAGATCATGCGCGCCGTGAGCAAAACAGGGTGAAACCATGAAAAATATCTGGTGGGCGCTGGCTAATTTTATTGCGGTGATGACGTTGTTTATCGCCGCGAGATACGTATTTGGATCGTCATTCAACGCTGATCTGTATGGGGCGGGACTGGTTCTCGGTTACGTTTACGCGAAGCTGCACGAGATTGCTGCCGAGAGGTTTTGGTGATGCATGACATTGGCAAAGCCGGGCCGGTTCATCCAGGCACCTGCAAAGAGTGCCCCTTTTTTAAATCGATGGGTGAATCCTACGGGGAATGTCGATCAATTACGGTTCCTGATAAATCGAAGCCGTGGGCTGCCGTGGAGAACGAGCGTTTCAGCCGGATGCTCCCGAGCGACTGGACCGGCTGCACGCACTGGAAAGCCAACGTGAGGGCAGCATGACCAACAAACCCATAGACCTTGCGACCTCTCAGGCAGAGCCGCAGAAACGAGCATGTTCGGAGTGCAGGCATATCTATCGCGCAAAGATCAGTAGCGATGCCGTGTGCGGCGCGACCGGCAGAGACCTTATTTTTGAGCGAATGAGCGATGTTGCGGCCTGTGGAAGGCGAGGCCACCTCTGGCAGCCCCGTCCTCCCCGCCTCGGGTTCTTCGCCTGGCTTCGCGTCCTGTTCTTCGGAGAGAGGAAATGAACCGTCAGATGGGCGACTGCGCCATGAACACGCTCGGTCTCGTCTCACACCTTGCGAAGACGATGCGCGACAAATGGGGGATGGAGCACGAAGGCGGCAAGGATTTCGATCCTGAGCGATCGAATTGACCCCTGGACCAGGTCGATGAGGGACGCATGAGCAATAAATGGAGACCGCTGTCGACGACGGATGAAAAGGAAATCGTCGATCGAGTGGTTCTGCTGTTCTGCCCGCACCGGGACGTGACGAACCGAAAACGTATCGAAATCGGATGGGCGCACACAAGCCTTGGGGGCCACCACGCATGGGCAACGCATTGGATGGAGCTTCCGGGCGACCCCGATCCAGATGAAGTGGCTCGCATTCTTGCAAATGAAGTTCCAGCATGACCGCCCCCATCCTGACCCTCGAAGAGGGAGCGGCACCGGAAGACTTCGGCCTTCCTGCCCGTCCCATCTGCACAGCACAAGAGGTCGCAACCGCCTTTCGGTGTTCCGCGACCAAGGTTCGCCGTGCCATCAATGACGGGTCTCTCCCCGCCTTCCGACTCGGCCGGGAACTCAGGATCAAGACGGCGGATGCGGCGGCATGGCTCAAAGCAAGCTCTACAGCGTCGGGAAGTACAGCCTCGGTCGGCTCAAAGGACGATGGGTCGTCACGTGGCGAGAAGGCCGAACACGACGGCGCTACGATCTCCACGCTTCCACCCAGGAAGAGGCGAAACGGGCTCTTGAGCGCTTCGCTCGCGGCCAAGCCGTAGTCCAGGCCGGCCCCGCCACCACCGTGCAAGCCGTTTGGGACGCTTACATCGCCGATCGCGAGCTTGAGGGGCGCAAGTCCGTCCCCATCCTTAAATTCAACTGGCGGGCGCTCAGAACAACGTTCGCGGGCCTATCCGCCAGCAAAGTCACGAAGCAACTCTGCCGGGACTATGCCGATGCCCGCCGGGCCGCCGGGATTGCGGAAGCCACCATCCTCACCGAGCTTCGCCGGCTGCGAACCGCCCTGATCTGGGGCGCGGCAAACAAGATGATCCCGGAAGCCCCGCAAGTCTGGCTGCCGGTCGAGCCCCGCGCCCGCGAGCGCTGGCTGACCGAAGACGAGGTTCGCAGCCTGATCGACGCCGCAGTGTCCCCGCACCTTCGCCTTTTCATCATCCTCGCCCTGGCCACCGCCGGCCGCAAAGAGGCGATCCTTGGCCTGACCTGGGCCCGCGTCGATTTGGACCGCCGGCTGATCTATCTCGACGACCCGACGCTCGACCGGACCTCTAAGGGCCGCGCCACCGTCCCCATCAACGACATGGCCCTTGCCGCCCTGACATCGGCCAAGGGCGCAAGTCTTACACCCTACGTCATCGAGTACGCGCAAGGTCGGGTCGCCAGCATCAAGACCGCATGGGCGGCAACACTCTCCCGCGCCGGCATCGAGCACGCGACCCCGCACGATCTGCGGCGCACCGCGGCAAGCTGGATGGTGATGGCCGGGACGCCGATCGAGCAGGTCGCCCGCTATCTCGGCCACAGCAGCCCAAGAACGACGTGGAAGGTCTACGGCAAGTTCGCGCCGGATTACCTGCGAACGGCATCTGAGGCCGTGAGCCTCGATTTACGAAGAAGGATAGGGTGATGGCCAACTCGACTATTACCAACGACATTCTGTGCAAATTAGCGCACGTGAGCTTCCATGAAGTCTGGAAGGTCGCGCCAAGACCGAAAAAGCCGACGCATTGGGTCGATGTCGAATTGTCAGGCGCCGACGCGGCCATGCCGCTAGAGGAATTGTCAAAGAAGTACCTCAGACCGGCCATGACGACGCTGGCAAATCAGCTGTTCGACGTGCGCGGCGACGCTTATTTCTACCCGGTAAAAGTACCTCTAGGGGTGAGGGGAGCTTGCATCCGGTTTGGCGACACGCACATGTTGGTTTACGAGGTGCAATCACTCGACGATTTCAAGAGGACGTTTCGGTTTGCGGTGGCGTACTGCTGATGAGGCCGTGAGCCTCGATCTGAGGAGGAAAGTGGGATGATGACGAGGAAGCGCCTATGACCATCGCAGACGACATCAAGACCAGAAAGGCGAGGAAGGTATGAGCGAGAGCACTGAAATTGTCGTGGCGGATGGGGACCGCACGTTTTCGCCGTCGACATACAACAAAATGAGGAAGGCCATTGCTGACTGTGTATCTATAGACGACTGCATGAAGGCGCAGAGCGTCGCGGCGGCAATGGCAACTTACTATCAGCAGGTGAATGACCGAGAGGCCGTACGTCAGTTAGAGGAAATCAGGCTGCGCGCTTGGAGGCGAATGGCCGAAATCGTGTCTAGAGTCGATGTGTCTAAATGTTCGACACAGAAGGCCATGGCTCAAAAGGTCAGGGATGAGCTAGGAGTCGATGCCACATCGATGTTGTCGGATAGCCGCATTATACAGTTGATCAAGCTAGCCGGTGTCCCCGAGCGCAATTTTGAAAAAGAACTAGCGGCTAGCGGCGCCTCGATTGACGCTATTATCCGAAAGGCGCACCCGAACGCGATACGGGAACGCCAGGAGGCTCAGGACCGGCAACGACAATGGGAGCAGCAAGCCGAGGAACGCAGCCGAAAGTCTGCGGAGGCTGCAAAAAATGAGGCTGACAAGGAGCAAGTCGAGACGGCCAAGAAGGCCGCCGCCATCCTTGCAATGGTCAAAGAGAACGCCATCATTGAAGCGCCTGAAGTCGGTTTGACGCTTTCGCCGAAGGTCCGCGACGGGCTCGTCAGCTTTTCTGTCATGATGGACAAAAAGATGCATGAGCAACTGCGTGACGCTGCGCACGAGCGGCACACGACAATGTGGGCAATTCTTCGGGAGGCCGCAAACTACTGGTTTGTCGTGAACGGTTACGAGAAGGTCTGAGCATGAGCCAGCACGCAAAGAACGTGATCGAATTCGTCCCCCTCGCATACCGGATGAAAGAAGCCGTGAAGGTGTCAGGAATCAGCAAGGCGAAGCTGTACCAAGAGATCGCCGATGGCAAACTGAGATCAGTGAAAAAGGCGGTCGCCGGCTCATTTTACACGATGATCTTGTAGCTTATCTGAAGTCATGACTCGGGAGCAAGTTGGCAAGGTAGTGCTCTCCGGTTCGCAAAACCTCTCGCCGTGCACCGAATCGCGAACCAAGCGCGCACAGCACCCAGAACATGGCCTATCTGCACCGGAAAAAACCTCATGAATCCAGCAAGCCATACCTTGACATGGTAGTGGCCGGGCGCGCGGATTCAGGAGGTTAGGTGGGGTCACGAGGTTTTCGTAACCTGACAGGATGGGGACGTAGCTCAGTGGTAGAGCACTCGCTTGACATGCGAGGGGTTCGCAGGTTCAATCCCTGCCGTCCCCACCATCATTGCGTGTCTTCCCAAGGTCGACCGCGCAAGGTCGTCAGGTAGCGACGATGCGAAGTATTGCGGGTGGTGGAGAGTTTGCTGGATTTTGCATGTGGGTCTTTCAGAGACCCGCCAGCCGGTTGAAAGCATCCGGCGATTACGCTACATCGAAGCGGTCGGTGATTTGGCGATTGCTGACGTGAGTTTCTGCGGCTCCCGGCTGGTCACCGGCGGGCCGCAACTCGTTTCAGGCGGCGCGAAGATAGGCTTCGAGGTCCGTCCGCAGGATCAGCCTGCGGCCAGCTTTCTTGATCGCCTTGAGGCGACCTGCTGCGATCTCTTCATAGAGCTTCGCCTTGCTGATCCCGGCTGCCTTCGAAGCGTCGGGCATACGGTAGGCGATCGGTGCGGGTTCCACGGCTTGCGTGTCCATCGTGCCTCCAGTGATTTGGTGGCGAGCGCTGCAAATCAGCGTCGACGGACAACGTTGTGCGCTGGCGGATGACTGTCGGCATCCGCCAAGATCGGTCAGTCACACACCAAGATCGGTCAGCCCGATGCCTTGCCGATGCCGGCACGTCGAAAAGTGCTCTGGCTGGCATCGGTCGAATGCTCGCGCTTGAGAACCTCAAGAATTCGTGCCCTATGATTGCTTCGGCGGGTATCGCAAATACCACTGACGCTCATTCTCGCGGACCCACTCTGCGAGGGCTCGATCCCTGTACCGCTCACTTCTCCGTCTCGACGATGAGCGCCGCCAACTCTCTGGGGTCAAACCCCCAGTTGCTATCGTCGTCGTGAAGCGTCATCGCGCTTTCGTCCAGGGTCATCTTCACGCCGGCTGCGCGGTCGCTTGTCATGAACGTGATGATGAGTCCGGATAGCCGCTCGATGCGATCCAGCTTTAGAGAACAACCGCATCGCGGGCGTCGGCAGTCATCGTCCATGGCCCGGACTCCTCATTCACTCGTTGCAATTAGTATCTCTAGCCACGGCGCTTCTCCTTTGACTCCCGACCGTCAAGCCAATCTCGCAGAGCGGATTCGATGATTGCCGTTTTAGACGGCGCCGGGTCTTGGCGCGCTCGCCATTCGTCGAGTCGCCGAAGGATCGCGGGGTCAAGCGCGTAGCTGACCATCTTCTTGTGTCGCGTCATGTCCATGTGGTGGCACATTATAGACTTTTACACAAATGTCAACAAGACTCTTGACGCGACCGTCAAGCGGCGATATTTGCGTTTTCATCGCAGCAGACGAGCAACGCGGCCAGTATTTTGGCTGCATCGATTGGCCCCGCTGATTTGTAGAGGAAGCCCCTAGATGGAACGCCGAGCATTGGATGGATATTGGTTCGTATGGCATGACGGTATGGACTGGCCGGACAAACTCTACAACAAAGACATGGCGAAGGATCGGGCGCGTAGGCTGGCATCCGAAACGCTCGGCCGGACCGTGCATGTTTGCCAGCTGCAATCAGTAGGGACGCTGATGATGCCGCACAACCCTAGCGCATCGGGAGTGATGCGCGAAGACGCGGAGTGAGCCCAGATGTCCGACAGCATGTCTACTGACACACCGTTCGCTTGGTTTTGGTATGACCAGAGCAACGAGCGTTACGAATTTTCGCTGCGCCGCGAGGACGCTCCGTCGCACGCATTTCCCGTCTACCGCAAACCTTGAGAACGAGGCCGCTATGGCGCGAAAATACGAGATCGACGCAACGACCGATATCGCCGCTCACATGAGCCAAGTTGCCGACATCGCCCCGATGAGCAAAAACTTCGACATCGTGGACAAGCTCAAGGGCTGGGGCGGTCGGATCACGGTTCAGCAAGACTTGTTGCAGGATGCGACGGACGAAATCGAATGGCTTCGCACCCACATCCGGGCGCTTATCGAGAACGACCCGAACGACGACGCGGCGGATGCCGTCACCGTGCTTGACATTTGGCGCAAGCAGGCACTTGAGCACTTCGGCGAATGGCCCACTCCTGGCGTCGCCGACAACCCCTTCTTGCGCAACAGGATAGATGAGGCCGTTGCAGCCGAGCGCGAGGCGTGCGCCGTGATTTCCAATCAGGCGGCCGAAAAAATCGGCGAACCAGCAGTCGGGCGGCTTATTGCGGATGCCATATTGAAGAGGGGATAGGTCAGTCTTGTTACTCAAAAGACTCACGCAACCACTAACGCTAGTGGTCGTATTGACGACACCCACCAAATCACCGTATTGCCACATTCGGACGAGCGTCCCGCCTGATTGCGCTGCTGTTTGCGAAGACTGTATGTCAGGACGTTGAGGACGCCCCTGCCCCGACCATCCATCGGGAGCCAATTCTAAAGCTATGCCAAAACGCTGATGTTCCGCGACGCCGAGCGCCAAGTCGCGCTCGAATCCGACGACCCGACACCATCCATGCAACGTCTCGCCCTCAAGTGCGCAAAGCAGCTGAGGGCCGAACGCATTCAATGTGCGAAGTCAGAATATTACCGCGGATGGCACGCCCGCTATCGCGGCGCCCTCGACAACTCACCACTCCATGGACCGCATCGGAGGTAGCATGACCCCGCAGCCGAAGCGTGAAATCGCCATCGCCGGATGGGTGCGTAAGCGTCTTTCCGGATACACGCCAATGGGCAAGTTCTGGATCGTCGTCGGCGTGACTTGCATGGTTGTCGATATGGCCATCGGGTTTCTTGCCGGCAGTGCCCAGGCAACGTTCTGGCACGGTGTTGGATACGCGACATTGGCAATCGGCTTCGCCTGCCTCCCCGAAGCCGCATACGACGAATTCGAGCAAGGGCGCTGGGTTTCCGCCGTCGTCGTCGGCCTCCTGTGCATCCCGATCGGTGTCAAAGCCTACGAACAGCAGTTGACCTACTCCGCCGGCATGCGCACGGGCGAGGTGCAGATGACCCGCGTTCAGAACGCCAAGTATGACGGCGCTCAGGACGGCGTGAAGGAGGCGAAGACCAACCTCGTCATGTGGCAGAAGCAGCTTGCCGACCTGCAATCGCAGGCCCCGTGGGCAGCGACCGTCAAAGCGGAAGCGCTGCGGGATGAGCGCGCCACGCTCGACAAGCGCATCGCCGACGAGATCGCAGGGAAGCGCGGCCGAGCCTCAGGCTGCAAGGCCGAGTGCGAGAAGCTGCAGAACGAACGCAAGATCGTAAACGATCGCATCGCCGCTGCGGAGCAGATGGCGGACCTCAAGCAGCGCATCGACGCGACTGAGCGCGTGATCGCTGCCGCTCGCGAGAAGGCCGACAAGACCGAGCACAAATCGTCGCTCAACCTTTCGGTTGCCGAGACGACGGCTCAAATCGCCAAGCTGATGTGGGGCGCCAAGCCCGAGGATGCCGTTGCTGCGGACGATATCGCTCTGCGATACGCGACGCTCGGCAGCGCCGGCCTAGGGTCGCTCGCCCTCCTGATCATGGCGCCTGTTGGGATATTCCTCGGCAATCGCCGTCGAGTGGAAGCCTCCCTCCCCCCCATCGATCCCCGTCCCATGCCGGCACCCATGCCCCCGAGCGTCCCGCCGAATTCGGCTCTGATGCCCGTGGTCCACCACACGAAGGAATATGTTGTCGACCCTCGACTTGAGAAGTGGCTGCAGACCCCGGAATACCGCAACCTCTTCCCGGAAGCCCGTAGCCTCAATGGTGCAGCCTAAAGGTCTCACGTGAAGCAAGGGGTAGAATACTCACTAGAGGTCGCCGAAGAGGTCTGCAAGCGGGTGGCTACTGGTCGCTCGCTCAACTCCGTGTGTGATGACCCTGATATGCCGAGCAAAAACAGCTTCTGGCGATGGGTCAATGAATACACTTGGCTGCGTGACCGATACGCGCGTGCGCGCGAAGAACGCGCCGAGTTTTTGGCCGAAGAGATCATCGACATTTCGGACACGGAAACGGACGCGGCCAAGGCTCGGAACCGGATCGACGCCCGCAAATGGGCCGCTTCGAAGCTCGACCCCAAGCGCTACGGTGACAAGCTCACCCTCGACGGCGATCTCAACGTGAAGATGCCCGATGACCAGCTTGAATCTCGCATCGCTTTCCTCCTCGGAAAAGCGGGAGTTGCTGTCCCTGCTGGAGGAAAAGGATCGCCGGAAGAGGCGGCGTAAGCTCTTCGACCTGTACCCCGACGACGGGCCGCTTGCTCGCCACCTCTACCCGAAGCACTTGGAGTTCTTCGCGGGCGGCAAGGACCACATGGAACGCTGCATGATGGCAGCCAACCGCGTGGGCAAGACGTGGGGCGTCGGCGGATACGAGACGGCGCTGCATCTGACGGGGCTCTACCCGGATTGGTGGCCAGGACGCAGGTGGGACAGACCGATCTCGGCATGGGCAGCCGGCGACACACGGGCGACGACACGAGACATCATCCAGCAGGCGATGCTCGGGATCGGCGCTGAGGGCAAAAGTGGAGAACTGGGAACGGGATTGATCCCCGGCGAGTGCATCATCGGAGAGCCGAGTTCGATGCAGGGCACGCCGGGCGGCGTCGAGACGGTCACGGTTCAGCACACGAGCGGCGGGCGTTCGATCCTGCAGTTCAAGAGCTACGACCAGGGCCGCCGGACGTTCCAGGGCACGAAGAAAGACCTTGGCTGGTTCGACGAGGAACCGCCGATCGACGTTTACGAGGAAATGTTGCTGCGCCTGACGGCGACCGTGCCCGGAGAAGACAGCGGCTCGATGATCAACACGTTCACACCGCTGCTTGGACTGTCTAAGGTGGCGCTAAAATTCCTCCCGCATTTGGCGCCGCAATAGAATGACGTTTCGTAGAGTGTCGGGTTTCCCCGGCAAAACACCAGACCACGAGGAATAAAATTTCACGCCTCTGCGTCCAGGCCACATGGGATGATGTCCCTCACCTCTCGGCCAAGACCAAGCAGGAACTCCTCGACGGCATGGAACCCCACATGCGGGACGCCCGCACGAAGGGCATCCCCGTCATGGGCGCTGGCGTCATCTATCCGGTTCCCGAGGGCGCGATCACGGTTGAGCCGTTCGACCTGCCGGAGTTCTGGCCGCGCGCTTACGGCCTCGACGTTGGCTGGAACCGCACGGCTTGCATTTGGGGCGCATGGGATCGGACGGCAGACTGCATCTACCTCTACCGCGAGCACTACATGGGGCAGGCGGCTCCCGCGGTGCACGCATCCTCGATCAACGCGGTCGAGCCCTGGCTGATGGGCGCGATTGATCCGGCCTCAGCCGGCGCGAGCCAAGTGGACGGCAAGTCGCTGCGGCGGGAATACGAAAAGCTGGGCCTACATCTGATCGACGCCGAGAACGCGGTAGAGGCGGGAATCCACGCGATCTACCAGCGCCTCGTGTCCGGCCGCTTGAAGGTGTTCCGAACGCTCCGCAACTGGCTGAGCGAGTTTCGCATTTATCGCCGTGACGAAAACGGCAAGATCGTCAAGGAGAACGACCATCTTATGGACGCCAGCCGGTATCTGGTCATGAGCGGAATGCGGGTCGCGCGCACGGCGCCGTCGTTTGACGATGAGGAAGATGCGCGCCGCAGCATCGGCAACAGGACGACCGGCTACTGATGAGCCCCTTCGGGATGTCTCCCCTGGCCTCCTACGGCCAACCGATGATGGATGAGCCAGAGCCCGCCGGCTACGAGCACGGGCCGATGGGTGAGATGGGCGAGGCGCCGCATTACGGCGAGGTGATCCCGTTCCCGCTGGCGCCACCGGAGCCCGAGAGCGTCACCAAGCTCAAGCAGCAGGCGATGCTGCTCATGAAGCTCGCCAAGATGCCGAACGTCGCCGACGCGGTGACGGATGAGGAGTTGGGCAAACTCGGCTCGATCGTCGTGCGCGAGTTCAGGATCGACGAAGACAGCCGCGCGGATTGGGAGAAGTCCGCACGCCGGGCCATGGACATTGCCCGGCAGAAGGTCGAATCAAAGTCCTACCCGTGGGACGGCGCGTCGAACGTCAAGTTTCCGATGCTCACGACCGCGGCGCTGCAGTTCGCGGCTCGCGCCTATCCCGCGATCGTCGATGGCCCGCGCATCGTCAAGTGTCAGGTGATGGGCCGCGATCCTGCTGGGCTCAAGGCAGCGATGGCCGATCGCGTTTCGCAGCACATGAGCTACCAGCTCCTCTACGAGATTCCCCATTGGGAATCCGACATGGACACGGCGCTGCATCAAATCCCGATCGTCGGGTGCGCCTTCAAGAAAGTCTACCCCGACGACGCGAGCGAGGCTGGCGTCACGTCCGATCTGGCGAGCGCGTTCGATGTGGTCGTGAACCAGGGCGCCAAGTCGCTGAGTCGCGTGCCCCGTATCACGCACGTGTTCAAGCTCTACCCGCACGAGATCGAGGAACGCATTCGGGAAGGCAAGTTCCGCGAAATCGAACTCACGACCGGCAGCGACGACAGCACCGACTCCGACAGCCCGCACACGTTCCTGGAGCAGCATCGTTACTGGGACGTGGACAGCGACGGCGTGAAAGAGCCGTGGGTTGTCACGGTTCACAAGGAAACGCAGAAGGTCGTTCGCATCAAGCCGTGCTTCGACGTTGACAAGATCGTTGTCGATCAGGAGCGCGGCAAAATCCTGCGCATCCCGCGGCGTGACTATTGGGTGAAGATACCGTTCATCCCGGACCCAGAAGGCGGTTTCTACGATATCGGCTTCGGCAAGCTGCTGGAGGCTATCTCGGACGTGATCGACACCACGATCAATCAGATGATGGACGCCGGCACGCTGCAGAACTCGGGCGGCGGGTTCGCGGCATCGGGCCTGCAGCTCGGCAAGTCCACGCTCAAGATGAAGCCGGGGCAGTATCCGACCGTGCCCGGCACCGGCGACGATATCCGCAAGGCGCTCGTGCATCTGGAGCACCCTGGCCCGGCTCCGGTGCTCATGCAGTTGCTGGAGTTCCTGATCAACGCAGGCAAGGACATTGCCTCGGTCAAGGACATCCTGACGGGCGAGACGCCGACGAACCAGACGGCTACGTCAACCATGGCCGCGATCGAACAGGGGCTCAAGGTCTTTACCGCGATCTACAAGCGCATCTTCCGGGCTCTCAAGGAAGAATACAGGCTCATCTTCGACATCAACAAAGAGACGCTGAACCAGGCGAAGTATGTCGCCCTGCTCGATGAGCCAATCGAGGTTGTGGCGCAGGACTACCACGATGACATCGACGTGCTGCCGGTGGCCGACCCGAACACGGTCACGGAGATGCAGCGCATGGCGAAAGCGCAGTTCGTGATGGAACAGGTTGAAAAGGGAAACCCGTTCATCGACGGCCTCGCGGCGACAAAGCGCGCGCTCGAGGCCGCTCGGATCGAGAAGCCGGAAGAACTGCTGAAGCCGCCGCCGCCTGGGCCGCCGCCAGAGGCCGAAGTCGCGTTGCAAGATGGAATTGCCGGCGTTGAACTGAAGCGCGCGCAAGCTGCGAAAACGGCGATTGAAGGCGTGGTGGCCGCGGCAACGTCAGGGATGGCGGTTCCGATCCCGCTGCAGCCGGAGATGTTGGTCACGCAGTCTGGCCCGCCGATGGGGCAGCCGCCGCCGCCTGGGCCGATGGGACCGCAAGGAATGCCGCCCCAAGGCATAGGGGGCATAGGGGGCATGGGTGGCCCGCCGCCGTTCGACCCGATGATGGAAGGTGGCGGCGCGGCGATTCCGCCCGACGACATGGCGCTGATGGCGCAACAGCTCGGCGGCAATATGGGGCCGAGGCCCGAGGCCGCGCCCGTGCCGCCCGGCCTTGAGGGCCTGCAGTGAGAATCGACGCTGACGATTGGGAGGAGTGGCTGGCCCATCCCCTCACGGAAGCGGTGATGCGTGTGTGCAAGGTCGCGGCAGGCCGTTCCCGAGAGGAATGGACCGCGATGTCATTCGACCGAGGAAGCTGTGATCCGCTGGAACTCGTGAAGATGCGAGCCCGCGCGGCTGCGTTTGAGGAAATCACGAACCTGACACCACAGAAAATCGAGGAAGTTCTGGAATGAAGACCAAAGGCAAGGTCACACCACTACCCCGCATGATCTTCAACAAGACCGGGATCGAGCCGACGCAATTCCAGGTTTTGATCCGGCCGAGGAAGGACAGCGGCGAGATTGAACTGAAGGGCGGCTTCAAGCTCTACAAGCCCGACGAGACGCGCGAGCGCGACGAGCATGCCTCGATGGAGGGGGAAATGATCGATCTTTCGCCGCTCGCATTCACGTACGAGGAGTGGCCAGCGACCGCGCGGAAACCCCGTCCCGGCGATACCGTGATTTTTGCCCGCTACGCCGGGATCACCGTCAAGGGCAACGACGGCGCCGATTACCGGCTGATGAACGACAAGGACATCGTGGCCATCCGGGAGGCCGCGCATGTCTGACACCGAAGTCCTGGAACAGCCGAAGGCCGAAGCCAACGCTGGCGTCGCGATCCCCGGCGAAGCCGCACCGACGCCGCAAGCGCAAGAGGGCGGCCACGACGACATCGAGTCTCGTGCCCGGTCCATGGGCTGGCGCCCGAAAGAAGAGTTCCGCGGGCCAGAAGAGAAGTGGGTAGATCCGGCAGAATTCGTCCGCCGCGGCGAGAACGAATTGCCTGTCCTCCGCGAGCGCCTTCGCGACCAGACGCGCAAGCTGGCGCAGATCGAAGCCGAGTCCCATGCCAAGCTCGATCGCGTGGCCAAGATGGCGGAAGTGGCTGTGCAGCGCCAACGCCAGGAGCTGATCAGCCAGTATGAGAGCCTCATGCGCCACGCGGCCGAGAGCGCCGACGTTGGCCGCTACGACCAGTTGCGCCGCGACCAGGCGCAGGCCGTGCGCCAGTTCGATGAGCACATTGCCGAGACGACGCAGCAGAGCGGTCCGCCGCAGATGAGCCCGCAAATTCAGGCTCAGGTGACGGCATGGGTGCAGGAGAATCCATGGTTCGACCGTGATCCGATGTTGCAGGCCGTCGCTAGGCAGCACTCGGTCGAACTCGATCGCTCGATGCCGGGCCTGTCCCTGCAAGAAAACCTGGAGCGCACGCGCAGCTACGTGGCCGAGAAGTTCCCGGAGAAGTTCGGGCGGCAGCCTCGCGCGTCCGGCGGCGGCGCACAGCCCGGCATGGTCGAAGGCGGTAGCCGCGTCTCGGCTTCGTCTGGGCCTCGCTCCAAGGGAGCCAGCGATCTGCCCGCCGACGTGAGGAAGGCCGGCGAGCGTTTCGTGTCGCAGGGTCTCTACAAGAACCTCAGCGAGTACGCTCGCGACTACTACGAACAAGGCTGACACCAGAATGAGCACCGCACAGGTCAACGGCATTTCCCGGCCACAGCAGCAACAGGCCGGGACATCGGCGCGCGTTCAAGAGCAACGGGCGCAGCGCCGCAGACGGGACGATCAGGGACCGGGCCGCCTCAGAAACTTGGCGATCCAGGGCAACATCGACCCCAACTACGAGTATCGGTTCGTCAACGACGATCCCGGCCGCTTGTACCAGCTCACAAAACAAGACGATTGGGACGTGGTGAACGGTTCCGATCTAGAGCCCGATTCCAAGGATCGCGGTATCGGCTCGAAAGTGGAGCGTGTGGTGGACAAGCGGACGGGCAAAAAGGCAGTGCTTGTTCGCAAGCTCAAGGAATACTACGCGGCCGACAAACGCAAGGAACAGGCGGCGATCGACGCGACGGAAGCAGTTCTGAGGCGAGGCGCGACGCCAGGGGCCAAGGGCCTTTCGGCAGAGGAAGGCGCCAGTGCCTACGTGCCAATGGGGGGTATCCAGATCGGAACTCCGGCCGGCGGCAAGCCCTACACACCCTGAGGATAACCCCACATGCCAAACGCGAATACGCCGTACGGGCTGCGCCCGGTTCGGCACCGCAACGGCGCCCCCTACAACGGTGCCGCGACTCGTTACGCCGTTCCTGCCAGCGATGGCACGGCGCTCTACCTCGGTGATCCCGTCATTCTTGCGGGTTCGGCCGATGCCGATGGTATCGCAACCGTGACCAAGGCAACGGCCGGTTCGGGCGCCTACATGCTCGGCCCCGTCGTCGGCGTGGAGCCGGTGACGCGCGACTCGACCACGTACCGCGCGGCCTCCGAACTTCGTTACGTTTACGTGGCCGACGATCCCGACCTCATTTTCGAGGTGCAGGAGGATGCCGTTGGCGGCGCGCTCGCGGCGGTCGACGTCGGCCTCAACGCTGACTGGATCGATGGTTCGGGCTCGACTGTGACCGGCCTGTCCGGCGTCCAGCTCGACACGTCGACCAAGGCGACCACGAACACGCTGCAGCTTCGCATTCTCGGCTTCTCTCAGAAGGTCGATAACGCGATCGGCGCGAACGCGAAGGTGCTGGTTGCGATCAACCTGCATTCGCTCCGCAACCAGACCGGCGTCTAAGGAGAACCCGAGATATGGCTGGCGTCATAACGACTGGCAATCATCCCAAGGCCCTGTGGCTGGGGGTCAACAAGTGGTTCGGCCGCTCCTACGACGAGCACCCCGTCGAGTGGAAGATGATCTTCGACGAGGAGACTTCCGACAAGAACTACGAGGAGGACGTGCAGACGACGGGCTTCGGCCTCGCGCCGGTCAAGGCGCAGGCTGGCTCGGTGTCTTACGATTCCGAGTCGCAGGGCTACACCAAGCGATACACCCATGTCGTCTACGGCCTGGGCTACATCGTCACCGAGGAGGAGCTGGAGGACAACCTCTACGAGGAGGTTTCCAAGAAGCGTTCCAAGGCGCTGGCGTTCTCGATGCGCCAGACGGAAGAGATCGTGGCTGCCAACGTGCTGAACCGCGCGTTCAACACGAGCTATACCGGCGGCGACGGCAAGGCAATGATCGTCTCAGATCATCCGACGTTGACGGGCAACCAGTCGAACGTGCTGACCACGGCGGCGGACTTGTCGGAAGCCTCGATTGAAGACCTCTGCATCCAGATCATGAACGCCACCAACTCGCGTGGCCTCAAGATCAGCGTGATGCCGCGGAAGCTGATCGTGGCGCCGAACGAGGCCTTCAACGCCGAGCGCATCGTCAAGTCATCGCTGCAGGCGGGCACCGCCAACAACGACCTGAACGCCATCAAGAACATGGGCATCTTCCCGGATGGCGTGACCGTGAACCACTACCTGACCGACACCGACGCTTGGTTCATCAAGACCAACGTGCCGAACGGCCTGACCCGGTTCACGCGGCGCGCGCTCAAGTTCGCGCAGGACAACGACTTCGACTCGGCGAACGCCAAGGCGAAGGCGACGGTTCGTTTCTCGGTCGGCTGGACGGACTGGCTGGGTGTCTATGGCACGCCTGGCGCGTGAGGTGAGCCCATGGCAACCAGACTGACCAACTTCCCGAACGGGATCACGTGCGGCGGCGGCAACCAGCGACACTCGCTTGCGGGCGTCGAACTCAAGCTGATTGCCACGTTCGACCCGACGAGCAGCACGCAGGTGTTGCTTGGCACGCTGCCGATCGGTGCCATCCCAATGGACGTGGTGTCGTTCGGCGGCGGCACCGGCGGCACCAACCCGACTGTCGATATCGGCACGTCGGGAACCACGGACCTGTTCGCCAACGAGTTGCGGGCCGACGTGACGCGGAGCGCGATTGCTTCGACCACGGCGGGCACCGGGCTCGGCACGCAGTTGACGGCCGCGACGCCAGTTTACGGCAAGGTCGGCGGTTCGGCGGCGACCGGCGGCACGGTGAAAGTGGCCATCCGCTTCGTCGTTCTGCCCGTGTGACCATGACCGGCGGCGGGTGATCTGCCGCCGGCAACTGACGAGGGTCCGATGGATCGCAGGTTTCTACCGAAGAATATCACCAGCGCTACGACAACCGCCGTCAAGGCGACGCCCGGAATTCTCATCCGAGTGACCGTCAACAAGCCTGTCTCGGGCTCGACGATCACGATTTACAACAACACGGCGGCCAGCGGCACGAAGGTGGCGACGATCACCAACTCGACCGATACCAAGCCCTACTATCTCGACTTCGGGTGCTGGTGCGACACGGGTATTACCGTGGTCACATCCGGCGCTGATGACGTGACGATCACTTACGCATGAGCAACCTTTACCGCCGCGGCGATTTCTATCGCATCTGCGACGAATGCGGGTTCAAGGTGCGGGCTTCCGACACGCGCCGCCGGTGGGACAACAAGATCGTTTGCCGCGCGGATTGGGAGCCCCGGCACAGCCAGGACTTCGTGCGCGGCCGGAAAGACAAGATTACCGTGCCGTCCCCGCGCCCTGAGGCGCCAGATACGTTTCTCGAACCCAACGACGTGACAGCGAGCGATCTGTGACCACATCGGGATCGACGGACTTCACGCTCAATGCTGCCGACGTGGTGCGGTTCGCGCTGAAGAAATTGCGCGTGACGCGCTCGCCATCGGCCGCCGACATGAGCGACGGCATTCAGTCCCTCAATCTGATGCTCAAGACGTGGCAGATGACCGGGCCGAACCTTTGGCGGGCGACGGAGGGCAGCGTCAATCTGGTAGCGAACCAAGCCGCCTACACGACGGGCGACGTGGCCAAGGCGTTCCGCATCATCTCGGCGCGGTTCACGCAAAGCGGGCGCGATCTTCCGATGGAAGTGATGACCCGCGAGGAATACCGCGATCTGCCCTACAAGACGACCACGGGCATCCCGACGCAATACTACTTCGACCCGCAACGCGACGGCGGCACGCTCTACGTCTGGCCAGTGATCGCGGCTATCCCGAACGCGGAAACCATCAGCTTCACGTATCAGCGCCGGTTCGAGGATATCGACGCGATCGGCAACAGCCTCGACATCCCGCAAGAGTGGCTGGAGACGGTCGGATATTCGCTTGCGGCGCGTCTGGTGGGTGACTACTCGCCCGCGGCGGACGCGGTGTCTCACGTCATGGGCATGTCGCAAGTGTTGCTCCAAGCCGCACACTCGGCCGATCGCGAGCCCGTGGTGCGGATCGAGCCGGAGCGGAGGTGGGGCCGGTGAGCGATCCGATCCCGATCTCTCTCGGCACCGGCAGCAATCGTGCGCGGTTTGGGCTTGCGGGCGCCGAGCGGCATATCAACTGCTACGTCGAGCAATTGGGCGATGAAGCGGCGGACCCGAGCGTGATCGTGGCGCACGATGGGCTGTCCGACTTTGCGACGATGGCAAGCGCTGGCGTGCGCGGGATGATCGAGGTTGGCGCCTATCTCTACGTCGTGTCGGGCCGGCAGGTGTATCGGGTGGACGCGGGCGGCGGCGTAACGACGATTGGCGGCATTCCGACCGATGGGCCAGTCTACATGGCGCGGAATCGGCGCGCTGTCCCGCAGATTGGCATTTTGTCCTCCGGCCTTTTTTACGTGATCGACACGGGTGCCAATACGCTCCAATTGGTGACAGGCGCGACGAGCACGAGCGCCACGCTAACGGACCCCACGCTAACGGACCCCACGCTAACGGACCCGTCATTAGGGTCGTCGTCCAGCGCCTGGACCCTGCCGCCGGGATCGTCGCTCACCGTGCTCGACGGGTACGGCATCATTCCAGTTAGCAACGGGCGGTGGTTCACGACCGGCATCGATGATTTTACGACGATCGATGAACTCGATTTCGGCACGGCCGACAGCAACCCGGATGAGATCGTGCGCGCCGAGACGCGCGAGGGCGAGGTGGTGCTGTTCGGCACGCGATCGACCGAATGGTGGAAAGACACCGGCGACGTTGATTTCCCCTTCAAGGATGGCCGCGTGGCGATCGCCGAACTCGGCTGCCTCGCTGCTGGCAGTGTCGCCAAGATCGACCGCACGCTTGCATGGATCGCGCATGACGGCACGGTGCGGCTTATGTCAGGCTACGACGGGCAGCGCATCTCGACGCATGCGGTGGAACGGGACATCGCGTCGGCTGTGCCGGAGCAGATCACGTCTACGTCATGGGCCGCGCGCGGGCACAGCTTCTACCAGATCAGTTCGCCTGATTGGACGTGGTGTTGGAACCGCACGACGAACACTTGGAGCGAGCGTCAGAGCTACGGTAACACGCGCTGGCGGTGCTCGACGGTCTCCAAGTTCGGCACGAAATGGATTGCGGGCGATGCGACGTTGGGCAAGCTCTACACCATGAGCCCTGACGTGGCTGTGGAAGGCAACGCGCCGCTGGTCATGACCGTGCGCACGCCTCCAGTGCATTCGTTCCCGAACCGTCTCGACGCCTCGGCACTCTACGTGCGGCCGGTGATGGGCGTCGGCACGAACACCGGGGTCACGCAAGACGACAACCCGGAACTGATGATGCGGCTGTCATTCGACGGCGGCGAAGTCTGGAACGGGGAGGACCGCGCTTCGCTTGGGCGGCAGGGTGAACGCATCGAACGGGTCAAGTTCACGCGCCTTGGCCACATCCCTGCTCAGGGCTGCACTTTCGAGTTCTCGATCAGCGCTGCTGTGATCAAGGGCCTGATCGGTCCTGCGTACCTCGACGCAAAGAAGCTGGCGCCCTGATGGCGATACCGAACCTCCCGCAGCTGCCAGCCGCATCGACGCCGGTGCTCAACGCTGACGGAACGATGAACAAGGTGTGGCTGCAGTTCTTCGCGGCCCTGTTGCTCGCACTGAAGAGGGCTCCATGAGCGCGTTCGGCGGTTTCATCGACAAGCTGACTGGCAAGAGCCAGCAGCAGGACATGGACAAGGCCTACGGGCAGTCCAAGGACTACCTGACCAACGGGTATCAGGACGCCGCGACCCAGTACACCAACTACGCGAACAAGGCGGCAGGCTACTACGAGCCATGGGCGGCGAGCGGGCGGCGCGCTCAGTCGGCCTATGACGACTCGATCGGTCTCAATGGTGCCGAGGGCGGCAAGAACGCTCTCACGATGTACCAGAACGCCCGAAATCCCTACCTCGATTGGGAGCAGAACCACGCTCAGACGGCGATGGACCGGGCCGCGAACGCCCGCGGCGGCGTCAACACCGGATACAATGCGCTTGCCGTCGCCAGGGCACGGCAGGGCATGGGGTATCAGGACTACGCCAACTGGCAGAACCGTCTCCAGGGCGCGGGCCAGATGGGGATGCAGGCCGCAGGCCAGCAAGCCGGGATCGCTCAGAACGCAGGCCAGTGGCTCGGCGACGCGCGCATGGGCTACGGGCAACAGATGGCTGGCAACGCGATCAACTACGGCAACGCGACGGCTGCGAACAAGACCAACAGCGTCAACGCGATCATGAAGGGGCTCGGCGGGCTCGGCGGATCGGTGATCTCCGGCTTCGCGCCGGGGGCCGGTGGCGCGAGCGCATTCGGCAACATGGGCAACGCGCTGTCGGGCTGGGGCAAGTCCGCTGCTGGCATCTGGAAGGGCAACTCCGGCAGCTACGTCGATCCTGGATACATGCCGTGATGGAGGGCTGACGCATGCCGCCACTGATGCAGCTCCCGGCCTATCAGGCCACTCAGGTCGATCCGGGGAACTTCTTCGAGCCGATCACCAACGCGCTTGTCCAGTACCGGCGCGGGATGGATGAGCAGGCGAAACACCAACTGGCGCGGGACCAGTTCGGATTGCACGCGCGAGAGGTGAATGCACGACTCGACGATCGGGCCGAAGCAAAGCAGCGCTACCAGACGTTCATGAGCAATCCGGCCAACATGGCAGACCTTCCCGCTGGGGTTCGGCCGTTCGTCGGCGCGCTCGGCCCGGAAGGGCTGCACTACGGCCTAACCGCTCTAATGCAGACGCGGAACGACGATATCGAGCGGCGCAAGGCTGAGGCGGCGATCGATGCGTCTCGCGCAAGCACGGCTACGTCGATGGCCCAACTGGACCAGATCAAGATGCAGACGCCGGAATGGCGCATGGCGAATGCCCACCGGTTCGGCATCGACGCGAGCACGCCGGAGGGCAAGCAGTTTGTCATCACGGGGAACTACGCGCCGCCGAGCGAGACTGTGGGGCATGCGCCGGAAGGATCAATACTCTATCGGAACAACCCGAGGACAGGCCAGACGACGTTCCTGACTCCTCCCGGCGGCGGACAACAAGGCCAGTTCGACAAAGCCTACGCCACGCACAACGCCCCGAAGAACTACGACGAAGCCGGGAAGGCGTTTAGCGAGGCCCGCGGAACAATCTATACGATCGGCGACCTTGAGCGCGTGTCGCAGTATGCGACGACTGGATGGGGCGCTAGTCAAATCCTCGAAATGCGGCGCATGGGCGCGCAAGCTGGCATTCCGAACGCCGACAAAATCCAGCCGGCGGAATTGCTGCAGGCACTCACGCAAAAGTTCGTTCTGCAAGAGGGCCAGAAGCTCAAACCGATGTCGAATTCTGACGTTGAATTCGTCCAAAAGGGCTTGGCGACTATCGTCAGTGACCCATCGACATTGCCGGTTTTGCTGCCGGCACTGAAGCGCGAGGCCGAGCGAACGGCGTTGGCTCACTACCTGGCCCAACAAGCATACAGAACGGGGCGCCCGCCAAACACTGAAGCAATCGCTCAAGAAGTCGAGCAGAAGCTCCCCTCGATTATTCGGAATGTATTTCCTGCGAAGCCCGGCACTGAGCCGCCAGTCGAAGGCTCAGTCAGGGCGCCGGATGGCGCATGGGATATTCCAGACAAAGCACGCCCCGGAACATTCATCCGCGGCAAGTACGACCCAAAATCAGGGAAGTGGATACACAAAGGGTCTGACGGAAAATCCTATGAAATCGGTGGTTTCTGATGGCTGGGCCAGGGTTGTTTCTGATCCCACTTGATGCAGACCCATTCGTCGAGCAGGCGCAAGCGCCGGTTCAGCGGCCCGGGCCGATCGTGCGGCCGGGGGAGGAACGCGCCGCACCCCGCGCGCAAGCACCGCCTCCGCAAATGCGCCAGCCCGTGGCGCCTCCGCCTGCTGTGAACACTCAAGAGCCGTCTTCGGCCGTAGTCGCAGAGCCCGCCGCTGACAGCCGGCTTAGCCCCTCCGATGCGACAAAAGCATGGGTAACCCTCATGCAAAAGCATGGGGTACCCAATGAGCGTTGGGGCGATCTGGTCGACGAATACTACAAGATTGACCGCAATCAGGGGCAGCCATCCGGGCTTCCGCCTGCCCTTGATGCTGATTTGCGCGCGTTTGCCCAGGCATATCCGTCTCTTGGGCGGCAACCTGCGCAACAGGCGGCGCCCGCCGAGCGACCGGCACAACCAGCGCGCCCCGCGCCAAAGGAGCTGCAGCCGCCGTTCGATCCGCGCCGGTTTGCCGCGCCTGGCATTGCCGGATCGACAATCCCGCAACCGCCCGCGGTTCAGCCAGCGGCGCAGCCGGCCGCTCAAGCGCCAGTCGCTCAGCCCCCGGCATTAGTCGCAGCCGCGCCACAAACGGCACCGCAGCAACAGCCGGCCGCGGCGCCGGCCCCAACGGCCAAGCCATCCAGCGGCCTCACGCTCAAGCCCGTCGAAGGCGACCCATTCGACCCGTCATGGTCGGACGTGCCGGGGCAAGCGATTTCCAACCTCCCGTCGAGTGCGGCCAAGTTCGCGAAAGACTTGGTGCAGCCGATCCTGCACCCGATCGACACGGCGAACGCAGTCGCCGACCTCGGCAAGGGACTGGCGTCCAAGGCGGCTGGCGCACTCGGTGTGGAGCAAGACCCTGCCGAAAAGCAGAAGCGCGAAGCCGTCGTCGAAGCGCTCGCGGCGCACCTCAAGGAAAGGTACGGGTCTGCGGCCGGTGTCCGCAAGGCTCTGGCAACCGATCCCGTGGGGGTCATGGCCGATTTTGCCATGGTCCTGACCGGCGGCGGCGCCGTCGCCGTGCGCGGTCCTGGCGTCGTCGGTAAGGTGGGACAGATAGCCCAGACGGCAGGCTCTATTATCGATCCTCTGACCAACGTCGCCCGCGCCGGACGCGCGGCTGGCAGTACGGTCTCGAATGTGCTTTCAGCGACGACGGGCGCGGGCGCGCGGTCGTTTGACGAGGCTGTCAAGGCAGGCCGCACCGGCAATCAGGTGTTCGTCGAGAACATGCGCGGCAACGCTCCGCTCGAGCGGGTCGTCGACATGGCCGAGGGCGCCGTCAACCAGATGGGGAAGGACCGATCGGCCGCCTACAAGGCTGGCATGTCGGCGGTGGGCGCAAACTCGACGCCGGTCAACTTCGACCCGATCCGGCAAGCGCTCGATCGCGCCCAGAATATGGTGCAATACAAGGGTATTCAGAAGTCCGACGAAGCGGCGAGCGTGGTCAACCAGATGACCACGAAATACAACGAATTCCTGGCAATCCCGAAAGCGGAGCGCAACGCGGAAGCTCTCGACGCGCTCAAGCAGGCGCTCGGCGATATCTGGAAAGACACCAAACAGGGCACGACGGCGCGCACCGTCGCCAGCGAGGTCTATACGGCGGCCAAGGCTGAGATCACCAAGCAGGTACCGTCCTACGCCCAGACGATGAAAGACTACTCGGCGGCGTCGGATGCCATAGGAGAGATGCGTCGCACGCTCTCGATCAACGACAAGGCATCGACGGACACGACGCTACGCAAGCTCCAGTCCGTGATGCGCAATAACGTCAACACAAGCTGGGGCTACCGCGAGAAGCTGCTTGACGACCTTGCGCGTCATGCGCCTGACCTCCCGGCGGCGCTCGCGGGACAATCGTTGAACACGGCCATGCCGCGCGGGCTTGCTCGGCTCGGGCCCATCAGCGCATTCGGAGCCGCGTGGATGAACCCCGCCATGCTTGCCGTGCTGCCGTTCCAGTCGCCGCGGCTAATGGGCGAGGCAGCCTATGGCGCCGGGCGGGCGCTCGGCGTCGGCAGCAATGCCTTGGCGTCGGTTGGTCTGTCGCCGGCGCGCGCCTCGAACGCGCTCCGGGCGTCCTATCTCGCGAACTACGCGAACAAGCGCGACGACGACAAGCAGCGGAAATAGCATGGCCAACGAGAACGCCCTGATGGGCTGGAGCCCCACCGTCGTTGCAGAAAGCGCGGAAGACGAGGGATCGCCGTTCCGTCGCCGTCCTCAGTCTGCGATGAACGCGCTCTCAGACGGCTATCTGGCGATGATGACGGGTGGACTCGGGCGGGCGGCGTTTTCAAAGCCGACTCCAGGGATGGAATTATATGCGTTCATCGGGCCGTCCGGGGCTCGCCGATTGCAGGAGGCGGGGCGGATCGCCCCTGGTGCGCCCGGCTCGAAAGAAGCATTGCAAGTCGCGCAAGATATCTGGCGCAAGCACGGGATGGGCTCGCCGGAGCTTCAAGACCGCGTGTGGAAAGCAACCGGGTGGGGACACCCGGAGACATTCGGCGGTGTCGCTCCGGGGTCGAAACCGATGACATGGGTCGACACGTCGACAACCACGCTAAAGCCGGAAATCTGGCAGGCACTAGACCCGGCTCTTGCGAGCGGCAAGTCTGGAGCGAAAACGGGCCGCCTTGGCGATCTTGTTGAACTTCCGGCGGACTTGCGAACAGCGCAACCTGCGCTTGCCTCAAAGACAGCGAGTGCCGAGGCGAACAACGGTGGGCATGGTCAAGTCGCATCCCGTAATGACGGAACCATGTCCGAATACGTCATAGAAATCCTCCGTCGCTATGGCTTGGCCGGTCTGATGGCCGGCGGCGCTGCGGCTAGTGCGCGTCCGTCTCAGGACACCCAATAGACATGACCGATTCCGTTGCCGTCTTTCCTCCGGGCTGGCGGCTGACCGATGCGAACGACAACCCGGTGTCGGGTGGGTCGATCGAGTTCTATGACGCTGGCACCTCGACGCCCAAGACGGTCTATTCCGACTCGGGGCTGACGAGCTCGCTCGGCGTCTCGATCACGACCGACGCGAGCGGCTATCCCTCCTCCGGCGGCAACAAGGTGCTGATCTACACCGGCACGGCTGCCTACAAGGTGACGCTGAAGGATGCGCTCGGGGTTACGCTCGCGAGCCACGACAACGTGAAGGGCGCTGCTGTTGGTGGCAGCACGGGTGACGGGCTCTGGAATGTGTCGATCGCGGCCGTAGCGTCCACGACCTACACCGTGGTCCCGGCTGATTACGGGACGGCGAAGGAATTCGACACCGCGGGCGGCAATATCAGCGTCGTGATCCCGACCGCACTCGCTGCCGGCAACGGGAAAACGTTCACCGCGATCCGCAAGGGCAGCTCGAACAACCTTACCCTGATCGGCACCGGCGGCGATCTGCTCAACGGCGCCGCGTCGGTCGCGCTGACGGCGACCGGCGACGCGATCACGCTGGCAAGCAACGGCGCCAACGCGTGGAAGTCTGTCGCGTTCTCGCGCACGGGCTACGCTTCCGGCCTGATCACGTCCAGTATGCTCGATAGCCGGATTACCGGCGGCCTGATGCGTCTCGGGCAGATCATTGAGTGTCCGTCTGAGACGCCATGGGCTGGCACGTGGACGTGCGACGGCTCGGCGAAATCGCGCACGACCTATGCCGATCTGTTCTCGGTCATCGGCACGACCTACGGCGCGGGCGACGGCGCGACCACGTTCAACATTCCGGACCGTCGCGGCTACGTCCCGCGAGGTTGGAACAACGGCGCGGGCGTCGATCCCGACGCGACGACGACGCTGGCGGTGACCAACGTCACGAACAACGGGGCGGGCGTCTGCCGCATCACGGTGGCCAGCACAGCAAAACTCGAAAGCGGAAACCGCGTTACCATTTCTGGCGTCGTCGGCGCGACCGCGGCCAACGGCAACTGGACCATAACCGTCCAGAGTTCGACGACGTTCGACCTCAACGGCTCGGTTTTCGCCGGCACCTATACCTCGGGCGGCACGGTCAACCTCCGCTATGCGCTCAAGACTGGTGGCGCGGTCGGCGATCATGTCGGCTCGTTCCAGAACGACGCCGTGAAGTCGCACGCGCATAACATTCAGAACTTTCCAAGCTCGACGACAACGGCAGCTACCGGTAGCGCCTTTAACTCCTTCATCTCGCCGCCTGGACTGTACTACACCGACGCCAGCTCTCCGACGATCACCGAGAACCGCGTCAAGAACGTTTACGTGCATTATGTCATCATCTACGACCTGGCTCTGTTCGCGGGCGCGTCGTCGAGCGTGAAGACGATCCTAACGACCAGCGGGGCGCCGTCCAGCGGCACGGGGATCGATGGCGATTATGCGTATGATCCGGCGGCTAAGATCATGTACGGTCCGAAGGCGGCCGGGGCATGGCCTGCGGGCGTGTCGCTGCAAGGGCCGACCGGCGCGACGGGTGCGACGGGTGCGACTGGCGCAACGGGTGCGACGGGTGCGACGGGCGCGACCGGATCGGCCGGGTCTGACGGCGGCA